TAACACTCTCCATTATTAAATCAGTAATGAATTTTTTATTATCCATCGATAAAGGCTGATAAGTAAACTCAGCTTTTTTATTAGCAGGGAAGTTATAAGCTAACAATTGAGGGATGACATAAGCATTAATATAATCAACAATATTATCCATCATACCCATTAAATTTGTGTAAAATACCTCAATTTGAGCAGAGCCTAGAGCATAAGAACCACCCTTGCCACCTCCTAGAGCCAACTCTGGTAGTAATAACCCTTTGGTAATTTCCATATCAAGTCTATCCAAATAATTTCCGAAATCGAAACCTCTCATCTGAGATTCTATGTATTTAATATCATAAAGATATTCATTGCTATCAGTTTCTCTATCTGAAGGTAATTGAGCTGAGGAATGATTTCTAATATTCTCAATGATACTCTTCATCAAATCCTGAGCTGACTTAGCGTTTCCTGATTCATCTTGAACAGTCGAACCAGAAGGAGCTCTTCCAACTATTAGAGGCTCCCCAAACCTTTCATAATATCTATTAGCAAATGTATGTATCTTCTCATTATACCACCAAGGCTTATAGATTTTTTTAAGCATTGACTCTCCATATTGGTTGCCATTTTCCATACCAGCTACATACCAAAATGAATACATTGGGGCTATTTCTTTTTTATCAATAGAAGAATCTTTCTTATAAACAAATCCATCATAATTTCCGTACTTATCAACTTTAACGGTACAATTTTCAGGATTTAAATCTCGTATTTTTTTATAAATATAATATTGCTTTCCATCAATTTCCTCAATGGTAAAGACTTTTATATTAGGAGAATAACCATAAATATAGGCTTTTGAAGTTGACCTAATTAAACTATTCCAAATTTTTGAAATAGCGTGAGTAAGAACCTTTTCAACCTTTTTATCTTCGGTTTTTATAAACCAATCTATTTGCTGAATAGAATAGGAAATAATAGCCAAAGCAGCTGAGACTTGATAATGTTTTGATATTTTTTTATAAGTTTTAGCGTTAACATTATCTGGGTTATAAACAGTACCATCAATGTTGAAGAAACTAGATGTCCCTACTGTGGAGACAAGGTCTTTGTCAATATTTACTTTTTTTGTTTCTTTTTTAAAAAGATTCTTTATATTCATAAGTTTTAAAATTCTCTCAAATCACCAAAGCTAGGTGAAAAGTCGAGAATTCGTGAAGTATTAGATTTAGAAATTGTATAAAAAACTCCGCAAACTGCATCGGCACAATCTTTCGAAAAATCAGGGGGGTGGTCAATCTTTTCCCCGTTAACCAACTCTAACCTTTTCAACTCATCTGCCAATAGCTTGTATTTGTGACATTTAAGTCTTTTTTCGTAAATTGCTTCCTTTAGTTTTTCATAAGGCTCCATAGTTTTATCGACTGAAACTATTTCTGCAAATATGCCCCTACCTCTGAAAGTCTGAAGAATGTCAACTGAATTCCAAGAGTCTGATGTTATTCTTTTAAAATTGAATCCTTTATCTTGTAAAAAAAACACTAACTGCTTAACATCACTAAAGATTATTTCTCCCCCAGGAGGAGCAGTAATTACCATAGCGATATCTATCTCTACTACTGGCTTGTGTTGATTGTCAATTGTTTCCCATCCAGAAATATGGCCAACAGAAAATCCAAGTCTATCTCCCTTAGAACGATTAACGGCTAAATCCAAATGAGCAAAGTAACTTAGCTTTGGGTCTCCTGTTATGTTCTTAGTGAATCTGGCAAACGACCCAACTTTATCTTTTTTCGGTATAAAAAGTAGTTCCTTATCAGTGAATATATCATCAACTCTTTCGTCTAGGGTTATAAAAGGTTGCTTAGCCAAGCTCGGTCTTGCCCCAAGGTCTCTGTAGGCTCTCTCAGGGTCCGATTTGAAGCGTTGTTGGTATTCAATGGGGACTGTTAGCTTTTTATAGGTAAAGCTCTCTCCTGAGAGAATCTCGGTGTCTAACAGGCTATCCCAAGTAGGCACATGGACCCGATAACGATTAGGAATCCCTTCGGCATTTCGATACATGTTCATCATGAACCCTTCTATCGTTTTTGGTGAACCAATAATTCCTAGGAGCCCTCTGTCTCTGAAACGAGAGACAATACGATCCTTGATTGCATTATAGCCCTCAATCGCATCGTTTCTTGTTTTAGTGACAGTATAATCATCACCTTCATCAATGATGGCTGTAAAAATATTATAACCAACGAAAGTGGTATCTTTAGAATTTCCAGGAATAAGGTATATATTCTTAGCAAACTGCATCTCAGTAGTAATTCTAGGATTGAATTTACATTTAAGTTTAAACCATTCTGAATTGTTCATCCTGGCCTTAACTTCTCCGAAAAGGACATCTCTAGCGTGAGATTCATTAATACTCATAAGCATCAAATGAATTGATGTTCCAGGAGCTAGCCCAAAAAATTTTTGAGGGTCTTTTAAAACCATTAACCGATATAGCTGATAACAAAGAACAATCGATGACGTAAAATCTTTTCCCCAACCAATCCCGCAATTCAAGACAAATTCCTCGTATTTCTTATCTGCATCAAATATGTCCACTAATCTGCTGAGCACTCTCGGTCTACACCCGAATCCTCGCTTCCCTCTGGCCATAAATTCTAGCCCTAGATAATATTTGTGGTTTACGAATGTTTCTATATCGACAGGCCTTTCTTCATATTCAGGGTTCTCTAGTAACCATTTAATTTCTGCTAATTGTTGCTTGTCGGCAGTTTTTAAATAATCAATCGTCTTTTCTTTCATCGTCTAGCTTATTATCGATAAACTTTATAGCTTTTTCTCTTTCTCCTTTCGGTAAGGCGTTAATCTCATCAGCTGAACTTAAAGTCACATTATACTGATTATTTTGCTGAAATAAAGGATTTTTTTGAGGATTCACTATTTCGTGGATAATCTTCCCACCCTTCAACAAATTCAACGCTAAAGCACTGATTCTACTGTCTATTCTTTTGGTTTTGGTAACAATCTTCGTCTGCCCATCTTTGTCTATGACGACTGATTCTTCTTGCCCTCCTACGTCCTCAAACTGAACTGCTTTATCATACCGACCCTTCTCCGAGTCCATTATCTTGGACATCTCACTAGCAATAAGCATAGGGTCTCTTGTATTTAGACTTTTGCAAAGCTCACTGGCTTCCTTTCTGAGGGAACAGATTCCGCCACTAATTCTTTTTTCACAGTTTTTCTTTTTGCAATCGTCACACAATTTGATCTTTTCCATACCATATAAGTTATTGATAGAATAATCAGGGTGGAAATTTGCATCCATTGATTATTAAAAGTTGTATCTTTTTTGTCGTTTACATAATAACTAATCTTACCTTGTCTTTTTAGTCTAGACCTATTTTTGATTAGGTAATATCTATCAGTGTAATTTAAAAGTTTCTTAGGATAAAAGCCTATTTCTCTCCATAAGCCTCCTAGCAAGCTGAATCTATAGAACTTCATGCTGAAAAAAATGTGCTTGTCAGGGTCAAAAGGATAAGTAAAATTCTTCTTATATCTTCTAGCCCGAATCTTCCTTTTAACTCCGTCTGGTAAGATTACTCCCCCTCCAGCAAAATCATTCAAAAATAAATGCTCAAAGTCGAATAACCCAGGGAAATTACTACCAAATTCTAAGTTGTTGGAAAACCAAGAGACTTTTTTACCTCTGGCAATTAATTCTCTTATTACTTCAATATCAGTTGTCTCAACCGCTAATCTATTGGGTAAATCCTCTTCAAGCATGTCAAAGGTGACATTTCTATAAAAAGGAATTTCGTCTAAAATATTATCTTCTTTGAAGAAACTAGCCCCGCTGCTTTTCTCTATTCCATGAATTACAATTTTTTTATCATAAATAATAGCAACATGCTGTAAAAAACATGGCCCACATATCCGAAATATCATAGCCTTAACCGTCTTTATATTATCCAGCTTAGTCTTAGAATAAGATAAATCAGTAGTAGCATCAACGCACAGACTCTGTAGCCGCATTGTCCTTGCTAACAGAGGCAGTTTTTTTCCTATTCTCCAAAAAATCATATTTTTCAAAGGACATTACAGCAATTATAGGGTTATTTCTGTAACAAACGATAATTGTCGTCCCGTCCTCAATTAAATGTCTATGTTTGCTGAAATTATTTCGAAAATCACGAATGTTCAATCTCAGCGTATTTTTTTTCTTGGCGTTTGTCAAGTTTTCTTCTTTTTCTCGCATTAATTCTTCTTACTAGTTGATTATACATCCATATTTCTTTTTCTTTCTTCTTAAAAGCACCTCGAACCCTTCTACTAAAAACCTCATCCTTCTCTGTGTGTTCTATGCAGTCAGCACATTTCCAATTAGTGCATCCAAGGTGCATCGTTAATAAGTGATTGCACACTGGGCAAATCCCCCCGTTGTTAAAATAGTGACTGTAATAATCGGATAGTTTCATAAAATCGTCATACAAATAATAAATACAATTATCCAAGACAGTATCCATATCCCAGGGACGGCATCTTGGTTTATAAAGCCGAGTGCGAAGGAAAGCATCGTAATAACAAAGCTTATCACCGTTATCGCCATCACAGAAATAACAAAAAATCCAATTCCTAAAAATAACATATTATTTAAAATTATTAATTAAAAATTTATTTTGTTGCTCTATATAGGCATTGATTCCGTTAATGGATGCCGTATTCTCATCACTTTTCCCTTCAATCTTTCTTTGAATCAAATAAACACATAACTGTTTCTCGTTTTGCTCAATAGATTCAACCAGAACCTCTTTTAACATTTCTTGGTCCACATCTTTCAACTTAACATTCGTCTTTAACTCTTTCTTCTTAGCCATTTTTTAAAATTAATTATTATAACGAAGCGGGCAAAAAATAAAAATATGAAAAGAAAATACCCGCTTCATAATAACAACTATTCAAATAAAATGGCACCGACCTTAGCAAAGCATTGCTCTTTAGATATCTGCTTATCTTCAAAACTGTCGTGACACTGTCTACACATTCCAATCAAATTATAAGGGTCATCCTTTGTTTTACTTCCTCCCATTCCCCTAGGCGAAATATGATTTGTGTCTACCATCCTATTCTGACCACAATACTCACACATAATATCTAAATCATCAGCCATCATATTCAGTTGATATAGTCCTCGGCTTTGGAGAAATATTTTGGTGTGTTTTTTCATTTTTTTAGTTTAAAAATTTAAATCCATTCTATTGTTGGTTTTCCAGTATAGCCTTTTTCCCAAACAAACCAAGCGAAAGCCATTGTTGAGGAAGCCCATTTTTTACCAGTTGCTTCATCAATCTCACTTCCATTCCTTAAAGGTTGTTGTCTTTTTTTGAAAACATAAACAGTTTTTAATGGTGTTGTTTCTAAA